CATCAGCTCTGCCTTCCTGTATGAGCTCGATGAGGTTCTTGCGCACTACGATCTGCGCGGCCCCATCAGCCGTCAGATCGGCCAGGCTCTGGCTGAGCACTATGACCGCCGCATCTTCCGCGTGCTGGATCGTGCTGCTACTGCCGCTGCTCCTGTGACCGGTGAGCCTGGTGGCTTCACTGTGAAGCTCGGCGCTAACAACGAGTACAACGCTCAGGCAATCGTGGACGGTTTCTTTGAAGCCGCTGCTGTGCTTGACGAGCGTTCTGCTCCTCGTGAGGGCCGTGTGGCTGTTCTGTCCCCTCGACAGTATTACAGTCTTATTAGCAGCGTGGACACGAATATTCTCAATCGCGAGATTGGAAATACTCAAGGCAATCTTAACTCCGGCGAAGGTCTCTATGAGATCGCTGGTATCAAGATCTACAAGTCCAACAACCTGCCCTTCCTTGGTAAGTATGGCACCTCGACTGGTCCGACCATCGAGAACACCGATGCCACCAATGAGAAGAACAGCTACGGTGCTACTACCGACTTCACCAACAGCTGTGGCTTGATCTTCCACCGTGATGCTGCGGCTGTGGTGGAAACCATCGGTCCTAGCGTGGAAACCACCTCTGGTGATGTTTCCGTGATGTATCAGGGTGATCTGGTTGTGGGCAAGGTGGCAATGGGCGCCGGTCCTGTCCGCGTGTCTGTTGCTGGTGCTTTCCGCAACATCGCCTGATTTATATGGGGTTCCTTCGGGAGCCCCTTTTTTTGGCCCAAGACTGGGTCTAACCCTTATGAATTATGACACTTCGTACTACTCTCCTCGACGCCGTTAATCAGCTTCTGTCAGCGGTTGGCGGTTCGGCTGTGGTTTCTCTAGACACTGATAACCCCGAGGTTGCAACTGCTGTGGCGATTCTTGAAGAGACTACGCAAGTTGTTCTTTCTGAGGGGTGGAACTTTAATACCGAAAAAGAATACCCATTTCAGCCTAATCAGCTAAATGAGATTCTTGTTGGTGATAATATTCTCACTATTACAACCTCTCGCCCAAAGCACTACGCTGACTATCAAATCGTAGAGCGCCAGGGGAAGCTTTATGACAAATTAGCTCACAGCTATAAATTCAACGAAACCATCTACTGCGATGTAGTGTGGGGTTTTGAGTTTGCAGATTGTCCTCAGCCATTTAAGAACTACATTACCGCCAAGGCGTCGCGTATTTATGCTTCAAGGCTGGTAGGTAGCAAGGAGCAGGTTGAGCTTGTCTCTCAGGATGAGGCGATTTGCAGAGCGGCTTGCCTTGAGTATGACTCTTCTACTTCGCAGGTAAACATGTTCTCTCATCAGAATGGGCAGGACACGTATATCTCGTACATCCCACTTCATACTCTTGCAAGATAATGGCAGCAGTATCTCAACGAATTCCTAATCTACTGGGTGGTGTATCTCAACAACCTGATTCCCTGAAGCTACCTGGCCAGCTTAACGAGGCGCTTAACTGCTTACCTGATCCGACCTTCGGACTCCGTAAACGGCCCGGTATGAAGGCTGTGTCCAAGCTGCAGGGTGCAGTTGACGAAGGGCGATGGTTTTCTATCTTCCGAGATAACTCAGAACAGTACATTGGGCAATTCAAGGCCAATGGCGACCTACTTATCTGGGATGCATTAACAGGGGCTGCTAAAACCGTTAACACGGTCGCTTCCACTGCCAAGGCTTACATAGCTAATTGCAGTAGAAGTGATTTTGAGATGCTACAGATTAATGACTACAACTTTGTTCTTAATAGGTCAAAGGTTGTTGGCAAGCTGGCGACAACATCTGCATCTCAGCCTCCTACTGCAATTGTAACAGTTAACCTGATTGGCTATGATGTCAAATATAAGGTTACGGTTGATGCCACTACTGTATCCCATACAACACCTGCCACTGGAACCCTTGATCTCAAGGATCTGGTAGAACAGTTGCGCAGTCAAATTGATGGGATCACTGGTGTCTCTGCAGTTTCTGCGGGAAACACAATTGTTGTCACCAAAGACAACGGTTCGGACTTTACCATTGAAGGTGACGGTGGTCTATCTTCACAAGCATTGCTTGTCTATAAGGACTCTGTTCCCAATGTTTCTAGACTCCCGGCAGCTTGTGTTAATGGTACTGTTCTCAAGGTAAGTAATCTTGAGCAAGCAGAAGAGGACGATTACTACGTCAAGTTTAAGGTCAACCAAGGCGGCACCACAAAGGGAGCCGGTGTCTGGGAGGAAGACATCAAGCCTGGCATCCAGACGCATATTGACCCAGATACAATGCCTCACGTCATTATCCGTGAGTCCAATGGGTCCTTTACGTTTAGATCTCTAAACTCTGCCCAGAAGGCGGGTGATGATCTCTATTGGGTTGAACGTAGGGTAGGGGATGACGAATCAAACCCATTCCCAACGCTCGTTGGTAAACGCGTGACCGGTATTAGTTTCTTCAGGAACCGCCTTGTGCTCCTGTCGGAATCTAATGTCATATGCTCCCAGCCTGGTTCCTATTTTAACCTGTTTAGGCTATCTGCTCTTTCTCAGACTGATGCAGATGCTGTTGATATTGCCACTGGTTCTCTGAATCCTGTAGACCTGCGCTACGCCCTGGGTGATCAGCAAGGCCTGCTTATCTTTTCAGACAGAAATCAGTTTATGCTGACTTCTGACACAGATCAGTTTGGACCTGTCTCAGCGCGTGTCACACAATTTAGCAGCTTTAACGTCAACGCAAACGTAAGGCCTGTCGAGACCGGTGTCTCTTACGTCTTCGTAGATGCGAATCGTGGCTACTCAAAGGTTAGCGAGATGGTCGCCAACTCGGTCGAGAACCGGCCGTCTGTTGCAGATCTCTCTCGTACTGCTCCTAATTACGTACCTGCTGACCTTCAATCTCTAGCTGCGTCCTCTAGTGCGGAAGTCCTATCTTTCCTTGGAGTAGCTAATCGGAAAGAGCTCAAGATCTTCAAGTTCTTCAATAACAGCGGGGAGCGTGTCCTGGCCTCTTGGATGACCTGGGGGCTCCCAGGCGATTGCCTCTTCCAGGCTGCAGATCGCGATTTACTGTGGCTTGTGACTAAGCAGCAGAACTCCATCTGCCTTAGCTACATATCTCTTGTCACGGATGTCGATGGTACAGCCGTCAATCAAAGTGGTATATCGTATGAATACCGCCTGGACTTGTTTGATAATGCTCCGACAAGGTCTTATGATGCAGCAACTAATCAAACCAGGATCTTCTTTGACGACGGCTTGTATGATTCAACTCTAACACCAGTAGTTGTTGTTGATGACTCTGCGACAGAAAAAGGTGCTGTGTATGTTAATCCCCCTGCGTCTAGCACGCCAACAGGCTGGCACGTTCTGATTCCTGGTAACAGAACAGGCTCATCTGGCATCGTGCTTGGCTATCAATATGAGATGCGCCTGAAGCTGCCTTCCTTTTATATGAAGAGGGATCAGGGTAATGGCCGTTCCCAGTCTGACGTTGTTAACATTCCCAGAGTTACCAAGCTTGTTGTGCAGAGTAATGACTCTGGACCTTACGAAGCTACCGTCAAACTCTTAGGGCGCCCAGATAAGAGCTACTACTTTAGTCAGCAAGTTAGCAACCAATATCTTGCCAACTCAAGTCCGCTTCCCAGCAATATCGACAACACAATTCCCATTTATGGTAAGGGCACTGATGCTTCTGTTTCAATTCGGAGTTTCAGTCCTTTTCCTGTGTCTTTAGTCGCCGCAACTTGGTATGGAATCTTTTCCACACGCGGCATCAGGTCTGTCTAATATCATCCACCCCACAACTGTTAAAGAAGCGTTTCGCTACTCCTCCAAGCTTAGGTACGAAGACCGCAGAGAACTTATGGCTACGGGCATCCACCCGATGGTTGCCCTGCCACTTTCTGTTGGACTAACAGCTGATCCGATCAAGTTTGTTAACTATGACGGAACCATCGCTGGGTTCGCTGGTGTTGTCGACGAAGGCGCGGGGGTGGGCCGTGTGTGGATGCTATGCACCGAGGCAGTCGAACAGATGCCCACAAGGTTAGTGAAGGGTGCCAAGTTATGGCTCGACTCCCTGCCTTTTCAAATGCTCCACAATCATGCCGATCCCAGGAACAAGATGCACTTAAAGCTCTTACACATCCTTGGGTTCAAGAGGCTTTCCTATATCCCTGTAGGACCTAAACAGCTCACCTTCGTAGAGTTTGCTAAACTATGTGCGAACCGATAAGCATTGGCATTGCAACTGCCGTTATCGGGACTGTTGGCTCTATTGCTTCATATACTCAGCAGCAAGCTCAGGTTACAGCTGCTAATAATGCAGCGTGGCAGCAAACAGTCTATCAAAATCAACAATTACAAAACGCTTCTCAGCAACAGCTTAGGCAAAATATCTTCCAGCTCCAGCAGAACAACCGTTCCGTTGAGTTCCAGAACCAAAATATTCTGCAGCAATCCCAGATCCAAATGGATCAGGTTGTTCGTAGCAATCTACAGGCTCACCAGGAGTGGCAAGTTGCTGTTGCGCAGAACCAATATCAAAACCTTAACCAGCAGCTTGAATATACGCAACAGTTAAACCGATCCACGCTGTCCAAACAGGTTGCTGATCTGCAGCAGCAGATGAATCAGCGAGGCCTCAGCGCTGAGGTTATGGACGCCCAGCGCCGCCTCAAGGAAGCAGCCGCTTTGGCTGCCTTCGAGGGAGAGCGCCTCATGGTCTCTAACCTCGAATTTACCGGTTCTGTGCTGGCTTCTGGCAAGTCCGGTGGCTCTATTGGTCTTGCCGCTCAAAGCCTTGACGCAGCTTACGGCCGCGACATGAGTATGGTCGGTACAAACTATGAGAATGCTAAGGAAGGCTTCTTCTCTGAGGTCACTAATGCATTCACCAAGAAGGTGCAGTCGGATTGGGATGCTGTATCCAAGATCATCCCTGATCCAGCCAAACCAATTGGACTACCGTCCCCAGCTGAACCCATCTATGCCTCAATGCCTAGAGATCCAATCTTTGCTCCAATGCAGACCAAGCTTGCCCCTATGGGTAAGACTTTGTACGCGGGGGCTCCAGTTAAATCTCCTGGCGCAAGCGCTATTGGTCTAGTTGCAGGTATAGGTGGCTCCATCATTGGAGGTGTGCAGGCTGGCTACCAGTTCGAGGCAATGAAACCCACCCCCGGAAATATAAATGGCAAATGAATTTAGAACAGTCCAGTACCGGGGCTCTGGCGCACAAACCAACGCATATGTTGGAGTTTCCAGTGGCCAGGGCGCCTTGGACTCCAATATCGACTACAACAATAGGCAACTTCGTACAGCAACTGAAGAACGCCTTCAGCAGGCAAGAGCATCTATAGATAATCAACGTCGTGTAGATGCGATTGCTACTGATAATGCTCGCCTAACTGCCTCCCAGATGAATGCCAGTAATGAGGCATTGCTTAGGGGAGAGCAGCTTGTCGGAGAGCAGCGCCTTGCAAATATTAAGCTGCGCGAGGATCAGACGCAGGAGATCCGCAAGCTTCAGCTTCTTCATGAACAGAAGCGTGATGAGCTCTCGCTTATTAACAAGCAGCAGAATAATGAGTCTCTGACCGCTTTTGGTCAGCAGATGCTTCAATTCTCTCAATCTCTTTGGAAGTCTAATGTTGAGGAGCAGAAGCGCAAGGCTGAACAAATGCAAGCCTTTGCTGTTCTCGACTATGTTCTCAACCCAAATATAGGCGAAACGATTCGGGTTGACCAAGCCCAGTACACAAGGCTGGCCAAGCAAGGTGAACTTAGTCAGCTCGCTCAAAAGCTCGAAGCTTCTGGGCTTCCTAATGATGCTGCCAGGATTCGTGCTTCAAACCCTTTCTACCTGCATACTATGCAGGAGATGTCAGCCTTAACGGCGACTAACGAACTGCCTGACTATCTCAACAAAGTTGTTCTTCAGGCTCAACAACAGGGTGTGCTGGTCAAGGGTGATCCTGATTACGACCTGAAACTACAGGCCATTCAGTACGACTCTCTTCGTAACTTTATTACTGAGAAGGGTCTGTCTGGTATGAATCCAGTGGTAGTTGCACGCTACCTACAGGGGCCCATGATGCAGGCTCTGGCCGGCGTTAGCAAGCAGTTCAACTCTGAGAACAATCGCCACGTCAAGGAGGCGGCAGCTTCACAGGCATTGGGAGATGCCATTGCTTCGTTTGATACGCTCACTGATCCTGTTGAGGTCAATAAGCACATCAGCCAGAACATAGCTCAAGGCGGTGTTGATTCACTTGAGCGTCTGTTCGATGGGATATCTCGCCAGGCAAGTCTGACCGGTAACAATGCGCCACTGGTGGCTCTTATGGAGCATCCGGCAATGGCTCCTTACCTAGGTAAGTTTGCTTCCTGGGAGAAGAACCGACTGGCTGAAGCTGAGGCTGCTCTTGAAAAGCAGAACGCCGATACCTTCAAGCTTCTTCAGGCTCAGTTCGACATGGAAATCCGCAGGGCCAACCCTGGTGATCTTCCAGCTATCCGAGATAGGTTCCTGCAGCAGGCTTCTGGTTTACCTTATGAGCTGGCCAGTAAGCTTGAAGAGCATATCTGGAGTGTCCGCCCAGGTAGTGTAGGTAATCTGGACTCTCGTGTTCGGGATGTCATTGAGCTTGGTGATGAGAAGGATCTGCGCCGACTGCTGCAGAATCCCGCTCTGACTAATACTCAGAAGGAAGAGCTAAATAAGGCTGTCGCGGCGCGTCAGAAGGCAATGTCTCCTGAAGCCAAGCTTGCACTTGAACAGGCTAAGAACCTCATTATCAGTCCTGAGATCTTACCTCCACAGCTTAAAAGCGCCACTGCTATCAATCCTTTCGTCAAGCGTCAGATCGATGCTGTTATCAAGCAGCGTGAAGAAACGCTTGAGCGCCGTAGCCGCGAATACTGGAGCCGCCCCAATGCCTCGGTAGAGGGGTATCAGAAATGGCTCGATACACAGAATGCTGATCTAATTAAGCGCAAGATCTCTATCGATCAGTTTGGCAACGTTCCTGAGCTCGGAGAGCAGGCTCGTGCTCCTAAGGCTACCCAGCAAATCCCCCCGACTGCCACTGTTAGCCATAACGGCCGTCAGGTCGTCTGGATGCTTGAGGATAAGACCCGACAGGCTCTCCTTAAAGGAGCTTATGGCGACGTTAACCCCCGTAGGACTGTCGTCGCAACTCCTCAAGAGATTATGGCTGTGGACAATTACTACGCATCCACAGGCGTTTATCCAAAACAGTGGCTAGCTCTTGCTGTTCGCACACGAGTTAAGCCCGATGAGCTGCTTTCGATCCAGGCAGGTTTGCACGGTATGAGGGGTTCACCATCACTTCCGCCTACTCGTAGTCGTCCTGCAGATGCTGCTACAGGTGCTGGTCAGCCAGGCACACCCGTTACTAGGGCTACAGCTCAGCAGTATGCTCTATCTGCTGGTCTCTCTCCAAGAGGGGCTCTTTGGTTTGCCACCAACATGATGGATGAGTCCACAGGTAGGCCCACTGCTGTTCATGACAGCGGTACCGGGTACGGCCTGTTTGGCCACCGGCTTGGTCGTAAGGAAGCCTTGATTCAGTACGCAGCTCAGCGTGGGGTTAATCCTAGTGATGGGCAGATGCAACTCCAGTTTGCTCTAGATGAGATTAAGTCTCGTTATCCCGATGTATGGCGTACTGTTTCTGCTCCAAATCCAAGTCTGAACGATCTTTGGAGAGCATCACGAACTTGGCTTGGCTTCTCTGAGAGTGTCTATAACAAGAGATTTAATTCACTTCGTACCGCTTTAGGCGAGTAACACTATGCCGTTTACCTTTGACGGGACTAGCTTGCCCGTTGAATCGCAGCTTGCTCCAGACGAAATCGAAGAGTTTCGTAAATACCAGCAGCAAAAAGCTAGACAACAACAAGCGCCTCAGTCCCCTCAACAGGGAGGCGGCGCATCTAAACCTACTGCTCAGCCTAAACCCCAGCAACAAGGCCCTCAGGCGCCTGGTCAAGGAGGCGTGGGCACCTTAGATGGTGTAGGCAAGTTCGTTGAACAGAATATCGCCATTCCTGTTCAGGACTTCATTGATAATACTTTCCAGGGCAACCGTCAGACTCCCGATGAGATTGCCCGGCAACGGGCTGAGCAACGCATCGAAGCTGCTCGCCGTAACCTGGAGACACAGAGAAATCTTGATGCACAGCCTGGGGCAATGCTCTTTGGCGAAACCCTTCGCGGTGTAGCCGGTGGTGCTGAGGGCCTTGTCGAGGGTGTCGTTAACCTTCCTGGTCAGGTCAGCAATCTCTTTGGTACTGACTTCAAGCCGGTCAACTTTGGCCTTGTCCGTGAGAACAGCACTACGGCAGGTAAGGGGCTTCGTACCCTTAGCCGGTATGTCATGGGTGGCCTTGGCGTCGGTGCGGTCACCCGTGGTGGCTTAGGTGCTGGCGTAGCTGGGGCTGCTGGTTTCGGTCTACGCGCCACTCAGGGCTTTGTCGAGGACTTTGTCTCTGCTGATGGCACCTCCGAAGACGGAACCCTGATTGGCAGCACTGAATTTACTAAGTTCCTCCAGACTTCTGACAACAACAACCCTATCCATAACCGGGCTCTTGTCGGCATTGAGGGTGCTCTGTTTGAGGCTGTAGGGGCTCCAGCTGTTAAGGCCTTCTGGCGTGTTACTGGTGCGAGTAAGGCCATCAATAGGCTTGGAGAGGTTTCACAGGCCTGGTCCAAAGGCGCTAAGAAGAAACAGCTCGATAAGATGCTCCTCAATGCAGAGCGTGAGCTTGGCATTCAGTTAGGGCAGGCAAGCACTGGTGATCCAATTCAGGATCTTTTAAATCAAACTCGCCAGATGCTTACGGACCCTAAGGTTCTTCAGGATCAGCGTAAGGCTCGTGCAGTGGCTGAGTACCACCGTATGGCCCGCGAGGTTGCAGCCCCTCGCTTAGCTAAGGAAGCCCAAGGGCGCCTTAAGACTCTCCTTGCCGATACCTTTGCTAACGATCAATTTGGTCGTACTCTCGATTACACCCGTGCTACTGAGCGCGATCTGGCCTTGCGTCTGGTCCAGGAAGACCCCACTCGTAGGAAGCTCAATACACTTATTACCCAAGCGGCAGGGACCGTAGATGAGACGGATCCTGTTCTCCAGTACCTACGGGCACGTGCTGATGCCTATGAGCCTTCTAAATACCTAGACGATGTCGCCAACACTGTCAAATACGGTGGCGACCCTGACGAGAAAGTTTTTGATGTAACGCGTCTCCCTGAGATCCAGGATGAGATGAAACGCATCGACTCCGAGATCGGACCTCTACAGAACACGGTTTCTGAGGGGGAGAAGGCGGTCTCCAATGCTGCCTCACTTTATGAGCAGCAGACTACTGCCGGCAAGCAGCTAAATGAGCAGATTGCAGCTCTTCAGTCGCAGCTGGATGATATCCCAACTGCTGAAGAGATCGCTAAACAAGCCAGCATTAAGCTTAGTCTCTCTAAAGCTCAGGTTGCGCGGCTTGGACAACTCCAGCTTCCAGATGGAATCAGCATCACAGCCGGGCGCCGTGTACTAGGTCTTACCGCCGACAATATCGACCAGGTCCGCTCCTCAATTACTGAGCTTGCAGCTTCTGGTGACAAGGTTGCTGAGAATCTTGCCGCCCGACTAAGCAACATTGAGGTACCGCCTAAGCTTGATTTCCAGTCCCGTGAAGCTATCGAGGCTCAACTTAACGAGCTAAAAGCCACACGTAATGACCTGTTCACTCAAGCAAAGGACAACAGGGCACAGCAGTACCAACTGAAAGGTGCTTATGAGAAGCAACGAGCTGCTCTTGAGCGGCTAAATGTAGAGCGCCAAGCGGTTCAGTCTCGTCTTACTGGTACTCAGGAGCAATTTGCTGCTACCTATCAGCCTGTCAATCTGACCACTAAGAATGTCACTTCCATCAACAAGGAACGTGCTGGTGGGCAGCCAGGCTTTGACTTGTATTTCGAGGATAAACGCTTCCCCGCTCTTCTCGATGGCCGTGTCAAGGAGATTGGCCGTCAGGGTGGTAATGGCAGTGGCTATGGCAACTACGTCGTGGTTGAGTCCATCGATCCCAAGACGGGGCAGACCGTAGACGTGCTTTACGCCCACCTTGCTGACGGCTCTGTCAAGGTCAAGGAAGGCGACATGGTTGGCGTAGGCCAGCAGCTCGCCACCCAGGGCGGCACAGGCCGTGTGGTCTCTGCAGACGGCACCATCGCTTCTGTGGACTTCCTTGCTCCGGCAGCTAAGGGCAGCAAGTCGATGGCCCCCTACGCCCGCTGGAGCGAGCTAGTGGATGAGATCTCCGCCTCCATCCAGAAGGGCCAGGTACAGCCTTCCCAGGTTGGGCGTAAGGCCCCTTCCGTAGCCCCTGAGGTGGTTGATGGGGCAGCCCGTCGTGCTGATGAGCTGGTACCTGTACTGACACGATCAGAGGCAGTCACAGAGGCCGGGTACAACGTCGATCAGGTAGCCCCAGTCCAGCCTCGCACCAACGTTGTGGACGACTTTGTCGAGGGGGCAGAACCCGTCGTCGGTACTGCCGCTCCTGGTCGAGCCAGTCTCACGGATATGGATGTGTACAGCCTCTCCCAAGGGGAGCAGGGCCTGGCCATCCTGGAGAACACAGTTGCAGAGATCGAGCGCCGGGTCCTGTACACGGAGGCTCAGACCATCGAGAAGCTTCCTGAGGCTGTAGATCTTGCAAAGGAATTTCTGTCAGCTGATGACGATGGATTCCTGAAGCTGCTAGAGGATGATCGATTCCTCGCGGTGGTTGATGGCAACAAGCTCTTCACTACTGAAGGATTAGCTGCAAACGGAATGGTGCTTAAGGAGCTCCAACGCCAAGCCATCGATTTGTCTGAGTCTGTTATCCGTAACACCACGGACGGTTCACCGCAAGCTGGGCAGGACGCCATTCGGTTGCTTGACCGTTTAACAGCAATGCTGAATGTGCGGACTGTATCCAAGCAAACAGCCTCCGGCAAGCTTCGCGAATTTGACTACGTTGGACGCAATCTTCCAGATGTAAACGGTCAGCCTCAGATTGCTAGCCCCTACCTGAAGAAGATGCAGGAGGACCTCCAGAACCAGTTGGCTAAGGAGGAGAACCTGTACAACACATTTGCACAGCTCCGCACACGACTGGCTAGCGGCGACAAGGCTGCTTTCCGTGAGCTGGAGAAGGCGGCACGGGTTATGCAGATCATGCAGCCCACTCAGAAGAACTTCCGCGCTCTTCAGACCGCTCTAGCGAGCGTAGGCAAGGGTCTGGATGGTCTCTATGTGAACAGCATCCTGTCCGGTCCTGTGACTATGCAGCGGAACTTCTGGGGCAACTTCTACCAGAGCGTTGGGCACCCAATGCAGGCGCTGCTGGGATCTGCGCTTCCTGGAAAAGGCAATGAGAAGGTTCGCCGTCAGGCTATTGCCTCGCTTGGCGCCATCTGGGACACCCGTGGAGAGTTCGTCGATCTATTTGGGCGGATGTATCAGAAGCAATGGAACCTGATGGGTCCTGATGCCAAGGAATATGTTGTCTGGGATGAGAAGCTTGCAGCCAATATGGCTCAGCTGCAGCAGAAGATCGAGGCTGGTGAAGTCGGTTGGGTAACCGCTCAGGTTGCTGGTCTAGGAATTAACATCCGCAAGGTCTTGGACTCGCCTCTCATGCGGCCCATGATGGCTTTTATGGGGGCTACTGACAACTACTTCCAGGTACTGGCAGGTCGCCAGGTTGCTGCTCAGCGTGCTGTCGAGTATGCACTTGATGCTCTTGGTGATGCTCCACTAACAGCTACCCGTGCGCAGAAGTTTGGCGCTCTGGTCGCTGAATTCAAAGACCTTGAGCTCAAGAAGATCTTTTCACCTGATGGTCTAGAGGTAATCGACGAAGAAGCTATCCGTCTCGGCCAACAGCTGACCTTCCAGACACCCATTGATGAATCGGATGTTCTGACTCGCAAGCTTAATGACCTGTCTTCAATCCCTGGAATGAAGTTCCTTGGGGTCACCTTCGTGAAGACGCCCTCCAATATCCTCAAGTCTGCTGCCAATCTGACTCCCGGCATCTCTACGCTCCTCAAGAACGCAGACTCTGCCTACAAGAATGGCGATGCCTATTACCGCGCAATGCGGGACGGTGCTGAGGCTATGTCATACATCATTGGTGGAGCAGCTCTTGCCGGTGGTATGGGTGGAGCTATCACTGGTGCAGGCCCTCTGCGCGGTGAAGAGCGAGATCTATGGCTTCAGAACCATAAGCCATTCACAATCACTATTGGCAAGGCTGAGTTCAACTACCAAGCGCTTGAGCCTGCCTCGTCTGTGATGGGTATGTTTGCAGATATGGGAGCGCTTCTGGTTAGCGATGACGAAGCCCACAACTTCCTTCCGTCTGTACTGGCAATCGTTT